TACAAGTTAAACAGGGATGGGGATGAAGTAGTACAGGAAGCGGTTAACCAAGTTATCTTAAACTATATCAAGAACAGAAAGTATCCCCCTGTTATAGGGCCTCCTGCTGTAAAGAAATCAGATGGTAAATATGTAAGGCATGAAAAAAACAGTGCGTTATGGGAAGAGGTTCTTGCTCATGTAATACAATTCAAGGCAGCAGATATCAAGCCAACTCTTTGGGATAGGATTACCAAGGCATTTGTTAACTTCTTCAAGAAGATTACCAAACCTTTTGATGCCAATGCGGAGCCAGAAGTAGACGTAAATGATATAACAAGTCTTATCCAGTATGCTGTGGGTAAGGTTCCTTCTGAAGCATTAAGAGACCCGGACAATGACAAGCTACGCCAAAGGTACTCAAGTAAAAAGAAATATGAATTCCTAAAAGATTCTTTAGTGAAGGATAAGGTATGGCATGCAAGTCCTTTTGCTTGGACTACTCCAGTTCTTGAGAAGACTGAGATTGGTTTGCAAGTGGGAACGCTAGAAGCTGCTGCTGTAGCTGCGGTAAAATCAGGTGCGCCAAAGCCTGTTCCATATGCTGGGTATATAAAAATAAAAAATCCTTTAGAGTTGCCTGATGTTGGGAAGTGGAATATCCCTGTCGCTTGGAGGAATGCTATAGAAGATCAAGACCTATTATTCCATGATGGTTTAGATGGCCCTCTTGGGGAGAGGATATCAAATATAATAAGAGACTGGACTGAGACAAAGAAAGTCCTTAAAATTTACGGCAAAGAACAAGAGGCAGGCAGAACAACCTTCGCTAGTGAAATTAGAAAGGCTATATTAGATGCTGGGTACGACTCTATTGAGTATACCAATATGTATGAAGATGTATTTTCTACAGGATATATCCTTCTTAAAGATGGGCAATTTAAGAATGCTACTTCGCTTGGATTTAGGGAAGGACAGCCTGCGATCTCTGAAAGCAGGGGCAGGCGCATCACTAAGGAAGTGGTAGAGAATACTCAGTGGGCTGAGAAAGGTAGGAGCACTCTTCTATCTGGGTTCAAGATGATACAGAAATACATTGAACCCAAGATGACCCTTGAGGGATACAGACTTCTTGAGAAACAGTCTATGCTTATGAAGGGGAAAAGAGAGGAGGCGCATAATTTTGGGAGGATTATGCATGATGTACTAGCTAACGTTAAAGGAAAGAAAGAGAAAGCTGCTCTAACCAAATTCTTTGAGACCAGAGGAGCAAGTCCTGATGCGCTTCCGAATAGGAAGATTGAGTACGCTCCGTTCGAATCCGTGTTGCGCGGCACTAAACCTGGGCCTAAAAATCAATCCAAGATGACTATAAGAGAGGCCGCAGTAAAGGCTAAAGATCAAATCGAAAGGCTTGGTCAGGATGCTGTAGATGTTGGAGTCTTAAAGGAAGAGCAATACGAGGAACTGAAAGGGCAGTACTTGCCTAGGGTTTACTTGAAGTACGTTCAGAGTGGGCAGGATAGGTTAGGCACAGGGTACATGGCAGGAAGCATGGGTTATACCAGAGCCAGAAAAGACGAGGAATCATTTATTGAGGACCTGGTATCAGGTAGAATAAAAGACCCTGCTTATCTTGCTTCAAGATATATCTCTATGGTGGGCAGTGACTTGGCTACAATCAACTACCTAAACTACATAGTAAGTGATCCAGCTAATGTTGGTTGGGTTCTTCCTAATCAGGTAGTAGAGATAGATGGTGTATCAGGTACGACAGTATACTTTAAGAATCTTTCTGGTGAGGTACGGCAGAGGGCTGCGATACTGAGAGAGGGAGGTCAGATTGATGATGCTAAAAAGCAGGAAGCATTTGCCAATAAGATTGACAAGGTAATTGCCAAGTATCCTGAGATAAAGAATGCTGACACAAGGAAGTATAAGCGTATTCCTAAGTCTGTTCGTTACGGCGGGATGCAAGGTTTGTGGGTAGATAAGATTATTTGGGATGATCTAACTCAGCAGGGAGCAATCTCATCTCAGAATGAAGTATTGAATTCAATATTGCATTTATCCACCAAAATCCAAAAAGCATTTAAATACACACACGTTCCAATGCAGGTTCCTGCTCAGGCAAGAAACGCTATATCTAATACTATTTTCTTAAATGCTTCTGGAGTTCCTATCTGGAGAATACCAAGTGTTCTAAATGATGCGATGGATAACATTGTTAATAACGGAAAGTATATGCAGATAGCGAGGAAGTATGGTATTGAACAAACTACTTTTGCATCTGAGGAACTTGGTAGAATAGACAAGGAGTTTGCTAAAGCAACTAAAGATATTGCTGGGATGCAGACGTGGTCAAAGCTAAAAATCTTTATGGATAATGCAAACATATTTGGTAGGTTATATCAAAAGACGGAAGTGTTATTTAAGGTTGCTAAGATCATAGACCTTATGGAGAACCACGGATACAATGAAGTAGATGCGTCGATGGAGGCAAACGAGGCATTGCTAGACTACAGCAACGTGTCTCCCTTAATAAGAACCTTGCGCTC